CTCGTCGAACGTGTCGGCGAGAGTCGCCACCTTCAGGTGAGGGAACTGCGAACGCAGAGCCACCGTGTGCTCGACGTTGTCAGGATCAGCACTCCAGTACAGAGTGAAGTTGTCGAGTGCACGACCAGCGAAGTAGGAGGCAGCGAGATGGTTCCTCGTGTACCCCCAGAAAGTGACCGACGTGTGCAGGGAGATCACCCGAGCCCAAGCATGAGCGTAGGTGAGGGAGAAGAAGTCACCATCCCAGTGAATGCGGAACAGTGGCTCGGCTCCCCTGCGCTGGCAGTCCTCCACAAAGGAGGACACCATGCCGTCGAGAAGGTCAACCATCTCCGTGTACTTGGCCCTGTGCAGGAGCTGCCAGTTGTGCAGCAGCAGAGCCTTCACCGAGGGCAGGTAGCGTTCGATGTTCTTGCCGTAGCAGATGGCGCCACAGAACTCGGTCTCTCCTGGGCAGGAGTACTCGCTGCCAGCGGGAAGGCCGAAAGCGTTAGCGATAGCGGCCTGACTGCCGTTCCGTGTACTCATGTTCGCGGTCTTACGATCCTTCGAACGCTTGAGTGCAGGGATGCCGCAGTCACGGCACACAGAGTCATCGACCCAGCACACATGGTCAGTCACGGCTAGTTCTCCTGCTTGTCGAGTTGGTCATTGATGTCCCTGAGCACGGGACCGAGGAAATAGCCCCGATCACGGGCTTCTTCGAGTACATAGATGACGTAGTCCCAGTCAGCGGATGGGAGGTTTACCTTGGGCATATGTGTTCCTTTCGCGGCTCTCATTCGGAGCCGTCGCCGTCGATGCTGCATTCCATGATAACAGGTTGCAAACCGAACATGTCAACGTTAGTTGACATGTCGCGTACATGACGCCCACATGAGGGGCGCACACACCAGCACACGAGGGGAGCCCCACACGGGGCCCCCCTGTGCACGAGGACTACTGCCAGAACAGCCGTTCCTCGTCCGTGCACACGCCCATACCGGAGCACACCCAGCACACGGTGAAGCCCGGAAGATTCGTCATGTGAGCAATGTGGCCAGAGCCACCACACTCCATGCACAGGGACAGGACGTCGCTCTCAGCGATCATGTTTTCGTACACAGGAACTCCTTCCGCCAGCCTCATTAGGGCTGGTCGAATGCATGCACACACCTGGCATGTGTGCAGGGGACTAAGCAGTCCTCCGAGCACTCCCCCCCTAAAGGGGGAGTGCTCGAAGCGTGCTCAGTTGAGGACGTAGCCGTACTCGGCAGCGATCTCCTCGAAGAAGACCAGAGCCCTCTCCATCCCGTACTCGAACATCTCCTCCGTAGGAGGGATCTCACAAGTGACGGTGTCAAACGCAGCCCAAACGCTGTCCTGTATGCCTTCCCACGTCGGCTTAGAGCCGACGTAGAACTCCTCATCGATGTACTGAGCAACCAAGTGGCTACGCCACTCCCAGATGTGCTCAGGAGTACAGGAAGCCTCCACGTCAGGAGACTCAACGTCACAGACCAGATTCGTGCACATAGGATTCCCTTCAAATGTGAGTGTGTACAAGAGGACTAGAGCCCTCACAGCAGGCTCCCCCCCTAAAGGGGGAGCCTGCGAGCGAGCACTAGGCCATAGCGTTCATGGCAGCCAGCAGAGCCGACATCTTGCGCTCCAGAGCATCCATACGGTCCGAATCTGAGGACGGCGTGGGCACGATCATCAACTGATCACCATGCTGATTACCCTGCACACGAACCGCCACAGTTCCCTCCGGGAGAACCGGAGAAGCCACCGACTCCAGAGCCGTAGGAACCACGGTGCGAGGCGAAGCCTGACGTGTGGTTCGGCGAGCACGGCGAGCACGGGGAGCCCGAACCGGCTTGACAGGAACCTCCGAAAGGAGACCAGCCGACCGAAGTTCGTCCACATACGAAGCTCCGCTTTCAGTCACATACACAAGGGCTTTCGGATCATCCAAAGTGGTCGACTCCTCGGTCCCTTTGGCATACACGGCAACGATTCCATCGTTGACCAGCGAACGAACGTGAACCCTCATGGCTTTGGTGATCTTGGCGTAAGCCAAGCCAGCCTCACCAGTGGAATCAACTACGTTGAGAGTGTCGAGATAGGACATGGACATGGTGCTTCCCTTCGGGGCTCGGCCAACCTCATTTGGATCGGCTCGGCAAACAGCATGGCATCCATGTCAACATGTTGTCAAGGGAAGTACTTATCCCTTGACAACATGTTGCCACACCTCTCCCTAAAGGGGAGAGGTGTGAAGTCGAAACCAGAGGCCGAAAGCCAGATCGAGGAACCACCAACCTTGGCCCCATAAGGGCCAGAGAAGGCAGTCAGTCCTCACAAGTGCAGGGTTCTGGCGCAGGAAGGGCTCTGGCCCTGTGCACGAGAACGTGTACACGCACACAAGTACGCATGTAGGAGAATGGGGCGAATCGGGCAGACCGGGGGGTTTTAAGAAGGGGGCCACCCCCCTCCCCCCCACCTGTCCTGTGACAAATTTCCACCATTTGGGGGGTGACATTGGTCAAACCTGGGGTTCTATCTAGGGGATTTTGGGCTTCCCCATTGCGAAACCCCATATGCAACCCCCTCTATATATATGGAGAGTGAAGAGCTTCGCTCTGAACGACTGGGGTTCAGAGCTCTTTTTGCTGGGACCGGAGCCCCTCGGGGGGTGTAGGTCCCCTCGCTTTCGCGGGGGACTGGGGTGTTGTTTTGCCTTCTTCTGGTCGCCCCTTGGGGGCTCCTTTGCGGGGGGTTGTTCTTGGTGGTTTTTCTGGTACTGGTTTGTACTCGGAATATCTGATCGGATATTCCTCGTATTTGCCGGTGTGTAGACCTGTGCTTCCTCGTATCTGCTTGAAGACCAGCCTTTGCTGGCTGGTCTTCCACGGTGGAACCGGAACCTTTGCCACAGCCGCGCCTGGGAAAGTTTTTTCACCTCAGGGGGTTGCGGATTGGCCTTGCAACCCCCTCTTATCTATTAGAAGGGGGTTCCCGAGTGGCGAACATGCACAAACGGGATTCCCGTCCAGCTGATCAGTTGAAGGGTCAGCTTGCTGACTTGCTCCGTCAGGGCACGTCGATCCAGGATGGGTTGAAGATCCTGGGCCGGTCTCGTTCTTGGTATGAGGAGCAGCGGCGCAAAGACAAGGAGTTTGCTGGGCTGATCGACAAGATCAGGGAAGCGGTGTCGAACCCGGAGCATCGTAAGCAGGATGCGGGGGATTTCACTCAGTTCGCCGGTCAGTATTTGAATCGGCGTATTTGGCCGCATCAGCAGAACATGGTGGATCTTCTGGAAGGCCGGGACCCAGCTCACTTGCATCCGTCGATGCGGTTCGAGAAGGGGGTCGCTGGGACGCGACGCCTTCTGATCAACGTCCCCCCCAATCATGCGAAGTCGATGACGATCACGGTCGAGTATGTGACGTACCGGATTGTGAAGGACCCGAACATCTCGGTGATGATCGTGTCGAAGACACAGGAGATGTCTAAGAAGCTTCTGTATGCCGTGAAGCAACGCTTGACTCATCCGCGCTACGCGGACATGCAGCTGGCGTTTGCGCCAGTGGACGGTTGGAAGGCAAGTTCAGACCAGTGGTCTGCAACTCGGGTATACCTGGACAGCACGTCCCGTGACGGTTCTGAGAAGGACCCCACAATAGAAAGCCTCGGGACAGGAGGCCAAATTTTTGGCGCCCGTGCCTCACTGATTGTTCTCGACGACTGCGTGACGCTGGCCAACGCCAGCGAGTGGCCCAAGCAAATGGATTGGATCCGGCAGGAAGTAGCGTCCCGCCTAGGACCCGGAGGCCAGCTCCTTATCGTGGGAACCCGCGTAGCCCCCATCGACCTGTACAGCGAGCTCCGCAACCCCGAGCATTACACAGACGGCAAAGTACCCTGGTCATACCTGTCCATGCCAGCAGTCTTGCAATACGCAGAAAACCCAGAAGACTGGGAAACCCTATGGCCGGTATCTGACGAACCGTTCGCAGACGGAGACGAACCAGACGAGAACGGAAACTACCCCCGCTGGACAGGGGAACGCCTCGCCTCCGTCCGTAACGAAGTAGGACCCCGCAAATGGTCCCTCGTCTACATGAACCAAGACATTGCCGAAGAATCCAC